TCATAAACCGTCGTTTCACTGATACGAATAACTGGTTCCTTAAGACCGATGTACCTAACGGTACAAAGATGTTTGTCCGTGCACCTCTTGCTACCAAGATGGAAGAGGACTTCGACACAGGCAACCTTCGCTTCAAGGCTCGTGAGCGTTATAGCTTTGGCTGGTCTGACTGGCGCGGTTTCTTTGGCGCAAACCCAAGCTAATTAACTTAGCTAGGTAAACAAAAAGGAGAAGGGGTGTTACGAAAAGTAATGTCCCTTCTCTGCTTTGTTTGCGCTAACTAATGCGATATAATGTAATGACTATCGCGCAAATGATTGAGGAACATCATGGCATCAAATATTAGAGTAGGCTTTGTAACTGGTAGTGGCGCAGTCCTTGATACTGTGACCAGTGTTACTGTTACTGATACAAGACTTCATGCGGTACAGTCTTCAGGCGTTGGTACGTTTCTAATTACAGGAACTGAAACCGATGCCTATGGCACAGTAAACGGAAACAACATTAAGTATGTTAATACAACAGCTAATGATGTTAATGATGTTTATCTTCCCGGTCTTGGCGTAAGAATGTATGGTTCAGTAAAAGTTTCAGCACCAACCTCTACTGCTACAACAACGGTTTTCTATGGCTAATTACACTTACCTTGTTGGTGATATTATAGCTGCTGCAGAGGATGACTCTACAGAGTTTTATAATTATATTCCTAATATGGTTAATCGCGCTGAAGAGCGATTGACAAAAGACCTTGACGACTATGGCTTGGTCACGTATACGTCTGTTGCAGTATCTGCAGGCAATAACAAGGTAACACTTCCTTCAGGAACTCGTATTGTTAAGAATGTAAATATTACAAGCAATGGTTCAAAGATTAATCTTCTTCAGCGTACTGATGAATTTATTAATGACTACTGGCCTGTATCAGCTTCAACGTCAGAGCCAAAGTATTACGCACGAAGAAATAACACAACAATTTTAATTGCACCAACACCTGCCTCTACAGTTAACGGTGAGATTGTTCATGTTAACAAACCTACCGCATTAACTTCAGCAAACCAAACTAATTACTTTAGTGATTACGCATATGATCTTTTGTTCAATGCGTCAATGATTGAGGCTATGTTGTTCATGAAGAACTATTCACAAGTAGGGACTTATCAAAATGTCTACAATCAAATCTTGGATTTGCAGAGGAACCAAGCTCGTCGTACAAGGCGCGACGACATGCAGTCTCCTTTTTCTCCAGCTGGTGGCGACAATACGATCATTCCCAATGCGAATTAAAAAACTTATTAGGAGAAAGTAAATGGCTATTACTGCAAAAATTGCTCGTGAAATTCTTAAGTTTGCCGGTTCAAAGGGCAAGAGTGAAGCCGTAAAAAAGTACGGCGATGAAGCTGTTAAAGATGCTAAGAAGCAGATGCAGCGTGATGCACGTGAAGCTTATAAAAAGAAGGAACGTGCAAAAAAGAAAGCTGCTAAAGCTGCTTCAGCCCCACTAAAAACTCCTACTGGTACACGCAAAGCACGTAAAATTTCACCTAAAACGCCAAAGGCTAAACAGCGTGAAAATCTTCAAAAAGCTATGCGTGAACGTCCTGAAGATGCAGAGACAATGGTCATAGGTTCACGTGAACGAGGTAAGGTTGTTAAGAAAGAAGGCATGACCCGCAAACGTGCACGTGATATGATTTCTAAACAAGAGAATGAAACAGGTGAAGAGTTTATGCGCCGCATGGGACGTGAAGCTGAACAGACTGGTGTAGGCACTGGTCGTAGATTTAGTGAAGATGATCCCGGTTACGCTCGTGAGCAGATTCAAGACATGATGCGTGGTGACTATCCTTCAGGTGAGGAAACAACTAAAGACGTTCTTGAGATGATGGGAGAAAGTATTGGTGGCCGCAAAAAAGGCGGCAAGGTAGCCAAGAAATCTTCTAGACCTCATGGTGTTGGCATGGCTCTTCGTGGTTATGGCAGAGCAATGAAAGGTACAAAGTAATGAAAAAGACAAAACGTAATTATGCAAAGGGTGGGCTTCTTTCTTACCTTTCACCTGCATATGCTGCATCAAAAGGTGGTGTTGAAAATGTACTATCTGCATTTAGCCCTGTTTACATGTTTGGTAAAAAATTTTCCGAGTCAGGTGAAAAAGAACCTGAAGTTATTAACATGACCAAGAGTAAAGATTTTAAAATTGGTGATGAATTTAATACAACTGGTAAGTTTAAAAAAGGTGGTAAGGTTGGTAAGCCCCGTGGTTGTGGTGCTGCACAACGTGGTTATGGTAGAGCAATGAAAGGTTCAAAATAATGGTTAAAAAACTTGCCTTGTCTTTAGTTAAAAGACGACTTTTAAATCGACCTAAAAACACGCCAAAGCCTGAAGAAAAAAAGCCTCGTCAGGTTTCAGAACCCGAAGGTGCACGTCTTGATCCTGAAACTGGTGGATCAGCAAATGTAGGTCGTGAAGTTGAAGGTCGTCGCGTTCAAGGACAGGAAAAAATTACCAGAGGTAGAAAGTCTGTTGTTGGTGGTATTGTTGAGGAAAGCACAAGTAAGGTTGCTAAAGCTAGAGCAAAAACAAAAGTTGAGCTTGAAGCACTTGTTCGTAAAGGAAAAGCTACTCCAGAACAAAAGAGTCGTCTTAAAGCAATGGAATCTAAAGATGTTGCAGATACTTCACGGGCTGCAAGAACTGCTGCTGCCACTAGAAGAGCTAATGCATCAAAAACAGCAGGTACAGATAAGCGTGATCCACGTGATGTTTTCATTCAGACAGGTGAGATTATGGAAGGGTATAATCCAACTCAAGGAGAAATTAGTCAAGCCTTATCTAATCTTCAGGCCAGACAAACAAGTCCAAAACTAAGAGAAAGAATGGCTATTCTTGAAAAGAAAGCTACAGGTGCTAAAACACTTGGCAAAAAAAGTGGTGGTTCTATGAAAAAGAAAGGCTATAAGTCTGGAGGTTCAGTTTCTAAACCACGTGGTGTAGGCTGTGCCATGCGTGGTTATGGAAAAGCAATGTAACTAATGCCTCTTAAAAAAGGTACAAGTAAAAAAACAATTAGTGCAAACATTCGTAAATTAAAAAAGGAAGGATATCCTCCAAAACAACGAGTGGCAATTGCACTAAGCAGCGCAGGTAAGAGTAAACCAAAAGGGAAGAAACGTGGCAGGGTATACAAAACCAAAACTGCGTGAGCGGATTAAGAATGAAGTAATGGCAAGTAGCAAGGGCGGTAAAGCTGGTCAGTGGTCAGCACGTAAAGCCCAGCTACTTGCACAGCGTTACAAAGCTGCAGGTGGTGGTTATACTGGTGGTAAATCTAAAACACAAAAGTCTCTTTCATCTTGGACCAAACAGAAGTGGCGTACTAAATCTGGTAAGCCTTCAACTCAAGGACCAAAGGCAACTGGTGAAAGATACCTTCCTGAAAAAGCAATTAAGAAATTAAGTTCTTCAGAATATGCTGCAACGACTAAGGCAAAACGGGCTGGTACTAAACAAGGGAAACAGTTTGTAAAGCAACCAAAGACTGTAGCAAAGAAAGTAAAGCCATACAGGAGAAAAGCATAATGGCTCTTAGTGATTCAGAAAAGGCAAAGCTAAAGCGTTATGGTTTGTCAGGTCTTAATAAACCAAAGAAGACACCAAGCCATCCTACAAAGAAAGGCGTAGTAGCCGTTCGTACAGGTTCTGGCAATGTAAAGGTAATTCGCTTTGGTGCACAGAGCATGGGTCACAACTATTCTCCTGAAGCACGTAAGTCATTTAAATCACGCCATGCAAAGAACATTGCACGTGGTAAGGAAAGTCCTGCATACTGGGCAGATAAGTTTTTTTGGGCTGGTCCGGATGGATCAAAGAAGATGCCGCCTAAGTCACAGAAACTAGTTCGTGGTATTAAACGTAGAGGAAAGTAAGATGGCAATAGGTAGATCAAGTATTGCCCAGCAGGTTTCAAAACCCGGAACCAAAAAGAAACCAAAGAAAGGAAAACGTAATGGCAAAGGTAACTGAGTATACTTCAAAGTTTTATGTTGGTGCCTTCAATGATCCAAAGGATGTCTTTGAGTCAACTGGCAAACCAACTGGTCAGGGCTTTGGTGCAGCACGTAAAGGCCCACAAGTAACTGGCAAACAAGTAAATCTAAAAGACAACTCATCTTCTTCTGACTAAGAAAGTTTAACCTATGGCAACGTCAGGAACATTTAACTTCTCAATGGATATTGACGAAGTTATCCAAGAAGCAACTGAGATGATTGGTGGGGAGGAGACGCTAGGTCATGAGCCTAAGTCTGCTCGTCGTTCAATTAACCTGTTGCTACAAGATTGGCAGAACCGTGGCGTTTTGCTATGGACTGCTGATACTACAACGGTTTCAGTATCTACTAGCGTAACAGCATATGATCTAGGCTCAACAGTTGTAGATGTTCTTGAGGTCGTTGTTAATAGAGATGAAACCGATTTACAGCTTGAACGCATCTCAATGGAGGAGTATCTACGTCTTCCACGTAAGGGGCAGACAGGCAGACCCTCACAATATGCAGTTCGTAGAGGACAGGCAGGGGTAACAGTATATCTGTGGCCTATTCCTGAAAATACCACTGATCTTTTGAAACTTGAAAAAGTGAGGTACATGGAAGATGTTAATAAATCTGCAATACAGACTGCTGATATTTCCAGAAGGTTTTTACCATGTCTTGCCGCTGGTTTGGCATATCAACTATCTATGAAACGTCCCGGTGTTGAAGGTGGTCGTATTCAGTTTCTTAAAGAAGAGTATGAAGAACGTCTTGCAAGGGCAATGTCTGAAGACCGTGAAAGAGCAAGTTATTATTTGAAACCACGACTAAATAGAGTATAATATGGCTAGTAACAAAAGAGCAATTGCCATATGCGACACATGCGGATTTCAGTATCCACACCGTGTTCTAAAGAAAAACAGTTATGGTATGTTGGTTTGTCCTACTGATTGGGAAGGCCAGTTTGATTTAAAGAACCATCCACAGAACAGAGTTGCAAATACATTTGACGATCCTTCAATCCGTGATCCCCGTCCACCACTTAATGATGATCGTAATGTACTCTGGAATAATGCTAACGTAAATTGGGAAAACGAAACTAGCAATTGGAATAATGTATAATGGCAACACTTACTGGTCAAAATATTGCAAATACTTATAAGCAGCTACTACAAGTTGGTAGTAACAATACCGGTCTAACCACTTCAGTTCAGACTATTCAAGACGGTAGCGGTACTAACAGTGCACTACAGTTAAGTCAATCAGCAGTTAATATTAATGGTACTTTCCAACTTAACGGTTCAACTCTTACGGCTACTGCTTCAGCACTTAATGCAGTTCCTAATATTACAGCCTACACTGGTTTTATTGCAGTTAGTGGCACTAACATTAATGGTAGAACTCTTGTAGCTGGTACTGGTGTTTCAATTACAAATGCTGACGGTACTGAAGGCAATCCAAATATTTTCTTAAATACAACTGGTGTTAC